TTTCAAAAGTTTATTTTACCAAATATTGGTATTGATTTAGAAAGTTTAGTCGTTCGTGTCAAACCATCCGTCGATTCTTCGGTCTCAACAAAGTATTCAAGGCAAGATGAACTATTTGATGCTGTTACAAAGTCTACAATAACCGAAAATTCTAACATTTATTTTATTCAAGAGATTGAAGGGGAGCAGTATGAGGTTATTTTTGGAGATGGAGTGTTTGGAAAAGCTCTTGAGGATGGAAATGTTGTTGAGTTTACATACATCGTAACAAACGGAGCAGATGGAAATGGTGTAGGCACATTCACATTCTCTGGAAGTTTGTCCTATGTAAGAAATTCAGTTGAAATTTTCGTAACAAGCGGTATTTCATTATTATCTTCATTACTTCCATCAAGTGGTGGTGAAAGAATCGAGTCTATTGACTCAATTCGTAAATTTGCACCTCAAGTTTATGCTACTCAGAATAGAGCTTTAAGTGCTGGTGACTATGAGACACTGATTCCAAACAAAATTTATCCGGAAACAGAGTCAATATCAGTATTTGGTGGTGAAGATCTTGTCCCTCCACAATATGGAAAAGTTTTTATAAGTATTAAACCAAGAAATGGTGATTTTGTTCCAAATCTTATCAAACAAAATATAAAAAGGAGTTTAAAAAGATACGCGGTAGCAGGAATAGTTCCAGAAATACTCGATCTAAAGTATTTGTTTATCGAAACAAGTAGTAAAGTTTACTACAATACAAATTTAGCACCTAGTGCATCTTTTGTTTCAACAAAAGTACAAAGAGACTTGACTTCATACGCTGAATCATCAGAGTTGAACAAATATGGAGCAAGATTTAAATATAGTCGCTTCTTAAAAGTTATTGATTCCAGTCATGAATCAGTTACATCTAACATCACAACTGTTGAAATGAGAAGGGATCTTAGATTAGCTATCTCTGAGGTTGCAGAATACGCAATTGATTTCGGAAATCAGTTTCATATCCAATCTATGAATGGATTTAATATACGTTCAAGTGCTTTTCGAGTATTGAATATAAACACAGATGTTTATTTGTATGATACTCCTGACTCAACTGGTGAAAAAGGACAAATATCACTATTCTCTTTAGATGAGGGATCATCAACACCTGTGATTCAAAGAAGAAATATTGGTGTAATCAATTACAAGACAGGACGTATCACTTTAGACCCCATAAATATAGTATCAGGTAAAACAAAAGACAACGTTCAAATTATGGAAATATCAGCTACACCTGAGTCAAATGATATTATTGGATTACAAGATCTTTATTTACAATTAGACAGTAGTTTAGTTGATATGGTTGTGGATGAAATCAGTTCAGGTGCTGATCCATCTGGATCAACATATACTGTGACAACAAGTTACAAAAATGGAAACATCATACGATAAAAGATGTCCGAAAAGAGAGTTCAGTTAAATCAGATTGTTAAAAATCAATTACCCTCTTATGTGCAAGAGGATTTTCCTTTGGTTGGAAATTTTCTGTCTCAATATTATAAAGGTTTAGAATACAAAGGTGGCCCGGTTGACTTAATTCAAAATATAGATTCATATGTTAAATTAAGTGAGTGTGGTAATTTAGTAAAATCAACAAATACCACTGCTTATGCAGGAGTAACAACTTCTACCATTTTTGTATCAAATACAACAGGGTTTCCTGATAATTATGGACTCATAAAGATAAACGATGAGGTGATTACATATGAAAGTAAAACAGATATAAGTTTTGTTGACTGTAAAAGAGGTTTTAGTGGAATAACATCATTTCGTAATCCAGATGATCCAGAAGATCTCATCTTTTCAACTTCGACAGCTCAAAATCATGAAAATAACACCAGAGTAGAAAATTTAAGTGTTTTATTTCTTGATGAATTTTTAAAAAAGACAAAAAATCAATTTTTATACGGTTTTCAAAAAGATTTAAACGAAAAAATCAATAAACCACAATTTATACGTCAGTCAAAAGACTTTTATTCTACAAGAGGCACTGACCAGTCATTTAATATATTATTTGGAGCTTTATATGCAGAAAAAGTTGATATAATTCGTCCAATTGATGAGGTAATATCACCATCAAATGCAAATTATATAAAATCAAGAGATATTATTGTAGAATCAATTCTTGGTAATCCAGAGCAACTTATTAATCGTACTTTATATCAAAATCAATTTGAAAATATATCAAAAGCATACGCTCCAATCGCATCCGTTGAAAAAATTTCTGTAGGAATTGCGACTGAGGAATATTTTAAATTAAGTCTTGATGCATCACCAGCCACAGGTGGATCAACAAATTTAATTTACGGTGAATTTTCAAATCATGCAAAAACAAAAATAATCGGACAAGTTGGTGTCGCTCAAACTTTTATTGATGTTGATTCGACTCTCGGATTTCCTAATTCCGGCACTTTAGCATTTTTGTATGAAAATGGCACATCTGGGGTTTGTACATATTCTGATAAAACAATAAATCAGTTTTTAGGCATCAACACAACTGGAATTACAACAACAATATCTGATAATACTGCAATTGATCAAAATACTTTTGCATACGCATCAGATGAATCTGGTGATCAAGCAATTAGAGTAAAGATACGTGGAGTTTTAAGCAATTTTATTATTCCACCAAATGTTAATAATCAATCAATAGGGTCAAAAATAAAAATAAAGAATTTAGGTAAAATTGGAAATAATATTAAAGAAAATAATTGGTTGTTTAACTCAGCTCAAAGTTATGTTGTTAAGTCTTTAGAGATTGTTGACTCTGTAAATAACACATACAAATTGGTTACTCAAGATGTTAATATTCTTCGTATTGGTGATCAAATTACAACTCATGAAACATTAGCAGAGGGCACTCAATGGGGTGACAAAATAACCTCTTCTTTTGAACCAGCATCAAATAAAATATACATTGTTACGGACGTTTTTGATAAAAACACTTGTTTAATAACAGGAACTGGAATATCTGATCCAACAAAAATTACAAAAGTAAGTAGAAGGATTTCAAAAGTTGATTCTGATATACATTCAGATTTAAATAAATTTACTGCTAATATTCAAAACATTTATATCAAACCAGATGGTGGGACAGTAAATGGTGTCCCATATTTCGGCCCATCTCATGAACATCCTACAAAAGGAACCATGATGGTTGGTGAAAAACATGTTCCATTTTTTCATAATACAATTGATCCGATTGAAGGACAAAATAAAGTTTATGTTACATCATCGTCACTACCTTTTACTGGTAATTCTAAGTTAAATCCTAAAACTCAAAAATTAACTTTTGGTGGCACTTATAATCGTAATGATGAAGAAATAAAAATATCTGATCAAGTTGACCATAATTATTTCACTGGAGACGCTGTGTATTATACACCTCAAAAGGGTGAGGTAAGCACAATTGATTCTGAAGGTAAAACCATAAGACAAGAGTATATTATTAGTAGATTATTTGCTGAAGGTTTATACTATGTAAAAAGAATAGATGCAAACACAGTTAAGTTTGCTAAAAGTCAGTCAGATATTTACGGTGGGGTATTTACTAAAGTAAATCCTGATGGTGGAGTTGATTCTGTTACAATTACATCAAATGATATTGAAAAGTATGAATTTCATGAAAAAGTTATTGAACCTCAAAAATTAGTTCGTGAGGTATCGATACCAATAAATGACTCAGAAAAAGTTGAGACAAAGCCTGGATATACTGGAATATTAGTTGATGGTGTAGAAATATTAAATTATAAATCAAAAGACTTTGTTTACTTTGGAATTTTAGAATCTATAAACGTAGTAAAAGGTGGGGAAGGATTTGACATAATTAATCCACCAGTCATTGCCATAAATGACGCTGTTGGAAGTGGAGCGACTGCAACAGCTGCTGTTAAAGGTTCTCTTCAAGAAATAAGAGTATTAGACTCTGGTTTTGATTATGTTGAAGAGCCAATTATAAAAATAACAGGTGGAAATGGCATAGGTGCAAATGCTGCAGCAAAATTAAATAATGTGCCACATGAATTAATAATTAATGGTGATGGTGTTGGTCTTGGAACCATAAAATTAGATGCTGCAGGAATAAATACGTCTTCAATAGGATTTACTACCTATCATCGATTTAGACCCGGTGAGAGAGTCTTATACGACCCTCTGGGGAGCACTCCTATTGTAGGGTTAGCAACACAGGCAACTTACTATGTGTCTTCAGTATCAGAGTATACTATTCAATTACATAAAAGTTATGATGAAGCGATTACAGGAGTCAACGCAATATCATTTACAGATTTTGGAAGTGGTGTTCAGTCATTTAAATCTTTAAATGGTAAGGCTATCGTAAGTTCTATCGTTGTATTAGATAGTGGATCAGGTTATGAAAACAAAGCGAGATCATGTGAAACAACTGGCATAAACACTTCTTTAAATGTAATTAATATAAAAAATCATGATTATAAAACAGGTGAAATTGTAAAGTATTCAGTAAACGGAACAGAAATTGATGGATTATCAACGGATAAAGAATACTATGTTTCAGTTATAAATGAAGATCAATTTAAATTAGCTGCTGTTGGAGTTGGAACAACAGTAAGTGATTTTTATTTTAAAACGAATCAATTTAATGAATTAAGAAATGTCGGAGTTGGAACTCATACATTTAATTATCCATCAATATCTGTAGAGGTTATTGGTAGAGTTGGAATATCATCAATATCGGGTAATACATTTCAAGCAAGTGTTCAGCCTATTTTTAGAGGCGAAATAACATCATTACAATTAACAAACACTGGTGTGAGTTATGGTTCTTCTGAAGTGCTTAACTTCAACAGAGTTCCTGAAATTAATTTAAACACTGGAAGAGATGCTGTTATCACACCAGTGGTGGCAAACGGTAGAATCGTTGATGTAAGTGTAAGTTATGGTGGAACCGATTATAATTCACCACCAGATCTAGTAGTATTGGGTGTAGGTTCAGATGCAAAACTCACTCCTCAAATAAATTCATCAGGAAATATAACATCAGTTAATATTGAAAGTGGTGGTATTGGATATGGTGTCACCTCAACCAGTGTAAGAGTAGATGCCTCTGGTAAAGGTGCAGGATTTAAACCAATTCTTCAAAAATGGAGAGTCAATCAATTTAGAAAAAATTTATCAAATTTAAATGATGATGATGTCTTTATAAGTACACCTACAAATCGTTTATTTGGACTTCAGTGTTCCTATACTTATGCACCAAGAAATTTGAGAAGAATATCATACGCAAACGATGCAGATGGAAATACTCTTTTTGGTAAAAAAGATTTATCTATAATAAATGGAGTTGAAAGTGACAGCGATCAACATTCTCCTATTTTAGGGTGGGCGTATGATGGAAATCCAATTTATGGGCCGTATGGATATTCAAGAAGAGATGGTGGTGATATAGTTCAAATTAAATCTGGATATGTTGAGGAAGCAAGCAAGAAAGATAATAGACCTCCCGTTAGCTCATTTCCACCAGAATTTTTTGTAGACGATTTTACTTTCAAAACATCAAATGATGATTCTGTCCTTGATGAAAACAACGGAAGATTCTGTGTCACTCCTGAATATCCAAATGGAACTTATGCTTACTTTGCCACTTTTGATTCAACATCAGCCTCAGATGGAGTATTTAAAAATTTTAAAAAACCAGTATTTCCTTATTTGATAGGTAACAAGTATAACTCACGACCTAATAAATTTAACTTTAGTCGAGTCTCTAATCAAACCGATTTTGATATTAATAAATCAAACGCAATAAGGAATTCATATTCACTTGCAATGAATAAGGATTTCAGTGGATATGATTACTTAACAGAATCATATAAATTTGTAAAACAAGATTCTAACATCGATTTTGTTACAAAAGGTGGAGTCAATTCTGTCGGAATAACATCTGGTGGTATTAATTACAAAGTGAATGATCGAGTGATCTTCGATCAAAATATATCAAATTCTACAAATGCAAAAGCAAAAGTTACCAAGTTAAAAGGATCAATCTCAGGTATTAGTGTATCTAAGGAGAGTATTTCTGGAATAAAGTTTTACAGAGATTCTGGAGAAACACTCGTAGGTATAGCATCAACATCACTTAATCTTCAAAATGGAGTTACTGTTAATATTGGAGGTCTTTCAACAACAAGATCAAAACTAATTGGATCTTATAAAATTGGAATCAGTTCTACAAGGCTTATTTTATCACAAGGAATCGGAACCGCTGGTGCAACAGGCATAGTAACATTCTTCAATGTTGAGGGGAACTTAGGGGGTATCAGACCTAACGATAGGTTTAAAGTGGGTCTTTCAACAGAAACCGTCAAAGTATTAGAAGTTGACACACTCTCATCTCGAATCAGAGTATTAAGACCAGTCGAAGCAGTCGGAGTATCTCATACTCAATCAACTATCCTTGAAGAAATTCCTAGAGTGTTCACCTTTTCTTCCGGAATCGAAACGAGTTTCCCTGTTAATGAAGATAGAGAAATATATTTTAATCCATCAAATTCAATTGGAACATCTCATTCAGATCCTGATAATGAAACTGGGATAGGGAATACAATCACTATTAATAATCCGGGTGCAGGGCTATCTACTAGAGTGATACCTAGAGGATCAATCTTCTTACCAAATCATGGATTAAAAACTGGTGACGTTGTTAATTATGAATTAAATGGTGTTAATGGATCTGAAACAGCACCTAAAGTCAAATTCTTTACTGCAACTCCTACGGTTGATACTACAGTGGGCATTGGAACATCTTTGTTTGTAATTAGAAAGACTGACAATCTCATAGGATTATCAACAGTTAGAGTTGGTTTAGGATCAACTGGTGTAAGATTCGGATTAGGTTTAACAGGGACACTTCCTACCTTTGAAGAAATACAATTCTTAGATGTTGGTATCGGATCAATTCACAGTTTAAAATTTAAGGGTAGAACTAAAGTATCTGGATCAATTACTCGAAACGTAGTCACTGTAGTAGGAACTGGAACTCATGGTTTAACAAATAATGATACTATTTTTCTCGATGTTAATACAGGAATTGATACAACAATAACAGTCAAATATAATAAAGTTCGTCGTAGAGCAGTGTTTAATCCTTTAGATTATGTTGCTGCAGGAATAGTTACAGGTGCAGCCATAGGAGGTATTCAAGATTCAATAAACATAAATGACCATAAATTAACAACGGGGACAAAAGTAATTCATACGTCTGATGATCCAATTGGTTTAGATAATAATAGAGAGTATTACGTTTATGTTGTTGATGAGAATACCTTAAAATTTGTTAATAGCAAATATCAACTATCTCAAGATTTTCCAGAATTTGTTGGTATATCTTCAACTGGAGATGGAACGATTTCTCCAATCAATCCTCCCTTTGTATTTTATAGAGGATCTAATGCTATCTTTGATTTAAGTGATTCATCTTTGTCATATACACAGAGTGCTACATCGTATCCAGCTTTCTACTTTGACTTTTATAAAGATCAAAAATTTAATGAAATTTATGAAACAAGTGGTTTATCAAACTCTTTTGATGTAACAAGAACTGGAACAATTGGTGTTACTGGTGATGCAAAAGTTACTTTGAAAATTAATGAAAATACTCCAAAAAATTTATACTATAAATTATCACCAGTAAACGTATCAGATAATTTAACTGAAAATAAAGAAATATCTATAGATGATGAAGTTTCATTAAACAATAATATTTCAACAAGAGAAAGTCTCTACAGTGGAGAATTTAATATTATTTCAACTGGATCCACAACTTTCACATATGATTTACCAGTTGCACCTGAATCAGACTCTTATTCACCAACAACATCAACTTTAAGATACTCAACAATATCCACCAGTGCATATGGTTCTATAGACGAAATAACAATCACTGAAACTGGTGGTGGATATCAAATTGTTCCCGGAATAACTACGATCACATCTGATTTAGGTAGTGGAGCAGTCATTGAGACCTTCTCATCAACAATAGGTAAACCAACAAAAATATCTTTAGAAAATATTGGATTTGATTATCCGACTGATTTCACTTTAAAACCTGAGGCTCTTTTCCCACAAGTTCTTAGAATTAGTCCATTGAGTGGTTTTAAATCAATAGGGATAACATCTTATGGGAAAGGATATAATCAAAATCCAAGTTTAGTTGTTATAGACGGAGTAACAAAAAAACCTGTAACAGATATTGATTTAAGATATAGACCTGAACAAGAAATTGTTGAAATATTAGAAAATACCGAATCATTAAATGATTCAACTCCTACAATTATTCCAATAGGTAATCCAAACGGAATAAGAGCGAAAAATGTTACTTATGATAACAGTACTCAAGAAGTGACAGTCACAATGAAAAATACTTTTAGCGGAACTTTGAACGCTATTGGTGAATATATTGATCCCTTTCCGTTCAGTGTAGGTGATAAAGTTTTAGTTGAAAATGTAAGTGTTGGAGTGGGTTCCACAGCTTCAGGATATAATTCATCAGATTATGATTATGCCTTGTTTACTTTAACGAGCGTTACTCCAAACTATGGTGGTTTTGGAGTTGTTACTTATAACATGTCAGATTTTCTAGAAAAAAATGTTGAGTTTCCCGGTGTATTCGACACAGTTAAATCAAATGCCACATTAATTCCTGAAAAATATTTTCCACAGTTTGACATAAAACTACAACCAACTGATTTCAGAATTGGTGATGATATACAAATGATTGATAGTTCCGGAACTGTCATTAAAGGTGCAGTCTCAAATTGGAATAATTCTAGCAAATATCTAACAGTTGAAAGTAATAGAGAGTTTGAGATTGGTCAAACAATTGAACAAACAAAATTTAGAGGAGAGAGAATCGGAACTAATAATGAATATACAGCTCCAACTGGTGCAAAAGGCATAATAAAAGAAAAAATTAAATTTGAATCGAAATATAATCTTAACTATTTTAATATTGTTGATAATGGTTGGCAAACTAATACTGGATTCTTGAATGACGAGATTCAAAGAGTTCATGATAATGATTACTATCATGCTTTTTCTTATTCAGTAAAATCAAGAGTTCAATATGATGAGTGGAAGGATATTGTTGGATCGCTAGGTCATACAGCTGGATTTAGAAAGTTTGGTAATTTGCAACTTGAATCACAATTACCAACTGAAAGATTTGATGATTTAGTTGTTCGCCCAGAAAGTGTTGTAACTAAATTAGTAGATCTCATAAGTGTAGAGAATTTACAATCTTTCCATGATTTTGATTTAGTATCAGAAAATTATGTTGAAGGATTTGAAAAACCATTCTCTGATGAATTTAATTTCAAATCAAGAATATTAACTGATTTTTCCGAGTCCGTATCAAACAGAGTTGTTACGATTGATGACTTTAGTAACTTGTTTAACAATAACGCTAGGTCAACACCTTTCGCTGATGTTTATAGAAACAGATTATCTGATGGTAGAGCACAATTCTTTGTAGCTTATATTCAGGACAGATTATTCACTGGCGAAAGACAGATAATGATCATTAATACATTGCATGATACAGGTCGTGGTTTGACAATGATGAATCAATATGGATCTGTTGAGACAACTTTAGATCTTGGGTCTTTTGATTTCGTTATTGAAGGTATTGAATCAGTGTTGAGATTCTTTCCTAATAAATTTAGGATTAATGATTACAATGTCGTGTTATGGTCATATCAAATTGATACTAATCAACTTGGAGTCTCCACAACCAATGTTGCAACAGCGACTACATCTATTCCTGCTGAACCATTTGACCCATCCACATCTGAAGGATTAAACGGATCATTAGTAAGTATTCAATCAACTTGTGTTTCAGTCGCTGGTGGTGCTGCTGGCACTGTATTTACATTAGCTGGTATAGGAACAACGGTCTCTGGACACAGATCAGCAAAATTATTTGTAAGTGTAGAGGGTAGTGATGGTAGTGTTGAATATGATCAAGTAAGTGTGATACATGACGGTACAAACGTCGGATTCCAAGAGTATGGTCAATTAACCATTCACTCAAGTGATGCATATTCCTCAACAGGTAACATTGGTACTTTCTTCCCATTAATGGTTGGAAATGATCTTGTTGTAAGATATACACCAGACGCAGGACTCACAACTGCTTTTATAAATGCAACCGCAATTGGTATTGCAACTGAGGGATATATTGGCATCGGATCATATGATATGGCTTATGCTGAAATGTCTGCACAAAGCACAGGTATCTCATCATCTGCAACCCCAGTCGAAGTTGGTATTGCAAGTTATGGTGATAATTATGATGCTGCTTATTGTATTGTTCAAATAGCTGACAAATTAAATGGAAGTTATGAATTAGCAGAGGTTATAATAATTGATGATTACTCTGATGATGATAATGTATATCTCACTGAATTTGGTAATGTAAAAGTTGGAACTGCTTTTGCTGGTCTTGGAACGATAAGTGGTAGAAGGACAGGTAATATTACTGAATTGACATTTGTACCAAACGCTGGTATTGGTGTTTCAATCACAACATTCCTAAACTCATTAAGGGTAGAAGAGGATTCAGAATTGTTACCAGCAGGGGCCACTAGAGAGGTTGGTGGAGAGGCTGTTAAAGATCTGCAAAATGCCTCGATAGAAAGTGCATTTGCAAACTATGAGGGCACAGAATCTGCGATAAAAACAAAATTTGCTTTAGAGCATAGTGGAGATCCAATATTTAAGAAACCTTACGACGGATCAACATCAGAAGTTGTAAATGTAACTGCGAATACAATAACACTACCAAATCATTTCTTTGTGACAGGTGAGGAAGTATCGTATGCACATACAGATAGAAGAACTGGTATTTCATCTGCAATCGGTATAGCTTCAACAGAATTTCCAGCTCTTGGTATTACAACCACGTTAATGCCATCATCACTATTCATTATCAAAAAAGGAGAGAATAAGATTCAATTAGCAAGAAGTGCTCAAGATGCTTTAAAAGAAGTTGCAGTTCCTCTTGATCTAACTCATGTTGGTATTGGAACATCTCACACATTTACATCTAAGAATGCAAATACAAGAGTATTAGTTGCGATCGATAATTACCTTCAGTCACCGATTGCTGGAACATCTGTAACAACCACACTTGATAAAGCTGCAGATAAATCTCAAGATGTGATATTCTTTACTGGCATAACATCATTCTTCGGTGCGGATAATATCCGTGTCAGCAGTGGTAATACCAGTGAGGTAATGAAAATACTATCTGTTGGAATTGGAACAACAAATGGTATAAAAGTAAGAAGACAAAGATTGGGAACATCGATAGCTGGATTCCCAACAGGTTCATTGGTTGAAAAGATAAGGGGTAATTACAATATTATTGAGAATGAGATAACATTTGCAGAAGCACCTCCCGGAAAGAATCCTATAGGATCAACAACAAATCCTCCTGATGAGAGAGATTTTGTTGGTATCACCACATCATCAAGTTTCCAAGGAAGAGTTTTCACTAGATCTGGTATCGTAAATGGCACAACAGAAACATACTCCACTAATCATCTTTACGATGATTTGACATCAGATTTTAATGGTAAGAATAGACAATATGCACTGACTGTAGACAAAGCACAAAAAACAGGAATTGCAACAAACAATGCTTTGATTCTTATTAACGGTATATTACAAGCACCGGGATCAAATGGTGACTTTGAATTAACAACTGTGGGATCAGGAACAACAATAACATTTACCGGTGCTGCAAGTTCTGTCGCAAGAGATGTTAATACAGCATCAATACCCGTCGGTGGAGTGATAATATCTGTTGCATCAACAAGTGGATTTGGATATCAACCATTAGTTTCAGCTGGTGGAACTGCTGTAGTATCACTAGCAGGGACAATCAATAGTGTAAGTATAGGTAATACAGGTTCTGGTTATAGATCAGGTATACAAACTGTATCTGTAGGTTTACAAACTGAGGGATTTGATCAATCTGGTATCACAACTATTGGTCTTGCTAACGTTAGTGGTGGTCATGTAACAAGCGTTGATATTACTAATCCACAATTCTTCTACAAACCAAGGGATATCTACAATGTTGGTTATTCTTCAATTACTGG